AGGAAGAGGCTCAAGACGCCTACAAGAAAGGCTACGGAGATGCCCTCTGGGATACAAAGAGACTGTGACAATAAAGTCACACTATTGGAGTTAGACTAATATGACAGGTAAGGTAGACCTTAATTATGAAAGTCTGTAAGAAGTGTAATAAAGAAAAGGACCTCAGCTGTTATTCAACTTACCACAATGGGGTAGGTTCAGGCGTTAGGCATAGCTGCAAAGAATGTAGAAATGAGAAACTAAGGGGTACGAGAAAAGAGTCCTCTAAGGCTTACTACGAAAATAACCTAGAGTCTATCAAAACACGGAATAAGTCATACTACGAGTCTAACAAAGACACTATCAAACCCCAAACAAACTCCTACTACAGAGAAAACGCAGCGCGTATAAAGCTGAACAGGGCGGCCATTAAATATGGTATAACCGTGGAGGAGGTACAAGAGATTAGGTCTAAACCCTGCGAAGTCTGTGGCTCCTATGGTGAGGTAGGTAAAGGTATTCACATAGACCATTGTCATACCACAGGTAAGGTTAGAGGTGGCCTATGTCACAGTTGCAATATCGCCCTAGGGCTACTTAAAGATGACCCAGAGTTGATTGGGAAATTAAAGGAGTCTATAATTGCCAGTAAATAATACATCAGGTCGAGTCGCCGTAGTCTTTAGCTGCGCACATACAGACCCGCAGGTCAATAACGACAGGTTCGAGATACTAGGTAAGTTCCTATACGACCTTAAACCTGATTATGTCGTTGACTTGGGGGATGGGGCCGATATGAAGTCTCTAAACTCCTATGACACACGTTACCCACAGGCTATCGTCAGTCAGTCCTACGAGAAGGATATTGAGGTTTACAATGACGCTATGGAACGTATGCGTTGGCAATTCAAGTATCATCGACGTAAGCAACCAGCCTACTTTGGATTTGAGGGGAACCACGAGAACCGTATCAAGAAAGCCCTTGCTCACGACCCACGACTAGAAGGGTCCAAGTATGGCATCTCATTCTCGCACTTGCAGACTAATTACTGGTTTGATGAATACCATGAGTATCACAATTCAGCCCCAGCCATTGCTGAGTATGATGGTGTCTCTTATGCTCATTACTTTAGTTCAGGTAATTATGGGACAGCACTGAGTGGTCTGCACCCTGCTAATTCACTACTTGCGTTGAGGTTCAAGAGTTCTACTTGTGGTCACTCACATAAGCGTGACATGAAGTTCAAGGATGCTGCTGGTGCTATCGGTCTTGTGGTAGGGTGCTACAAGGGTGCAGAAGAGGCATGGGCTGGGCAAGCTAACCTAGACTGGTGGAAAGGGGTTGTAATCAAGCGTAACATCTGCAATGGTGTTTACGACCCTGAGTTTGTTTCCCTCAAGCGACTGAGTGAACTATATGGGAAAGCGTAGCAGTGGTTTTGACAGGATCGAACGTGACTACTATCCCACGCCCATCGAAGCTGTAGAACCCCTGATCCCGCACTTGCCTTACGCATTTGATTATGTAGAGCCTTGTGCTGGTGATGGTAGGTTAGTGGATCATATCACAAAGCTGACTGACGGTCATGGGGAGTGCTTGTTCAAGTCTGATATTGAGCCACAAGCCCCTGACATCTTCAAGCATGATGCTCTAAGTCTGTACATGGGGGAACAGGGTGTCGTTGACTTCTGTATTACAAACCCACCTTGGGATAGAAAGTTCTTGCATCCGTTCATAGAACATTGGATAAACACTTGTCCTACTTGGTTGTTGTTCGATGCAGATTGGATGCACACTAAGCAATCAGCTATTTACATGACCTATTGTGTTAAGGTAGTGTCTGTAGGTCGAGTAAAGTGGATTGAGGATAGTAAGAGCGTAGGGAAAGATAATTGCTGCTGGTATCTATTCGATGGGTATATGCCACCTACCACGACAACAGAGTTTTATGGCAGGACAATGTGACCTGCGGACAAAGGAGAACGATGTGATTACTATTGAAGATATGGAAGCAATGGGCTATGCCTATTACAATAAGAAAGACGACACCTCATCTATCCCAAAGATGGCAGACGACTTTGCCAAGACCATGGGACAGGCTACTGATCCTCAACTGTCTGCCAACCTGATGCGGGAAGAATACTATGAATGGCACCATGAGTATTTTAACTCAGGTTCTGCTGTGAAAGAACTTAAGGAACTTGCCGACCTGACATACGTTATCTTTGGTTATGCAAGGGCAAGGGGTTGGGACTTGATGGAGGCTACCTTACGGGTACATGAGAATAACATGGGTCGTTGTATCCAACCAGATGGGACTGTCCAAAGACGTGCTGACGGTAAGATCATGAAGAATCTGGATTACCCTAAAGTTGACCTGAGCGACCTAGTATGAGTTGGAGTGGGGTTATACCAGCATGGCTAATAGTTGCGGACAGTGTAATCAATCAATACCACAAAGGGGAGCTTGACTACGACAGGGCCAAGGCTAAGTTAGAGGCACTAGATGTCCCTGACGGAATGATGAAACGACTAGATGAAACAAATGAGAAAGAACAATAAATGGCTGACAACGATAACTACGGCATGACAGATTACATGAAGTTTATTCACAAATCTCGCTATGCACGATGGCTTGATGATGAGGGACGACGAGAAACTTGGTCCGAGACTGTTGGACGTTACATGAGCAATGTGGTTGTCCCTAAATTGTCAAACGTTCCTGCCCCTGAGCTTGCAAGTGACTGCCTCCGTACACTCGATGAGCTTGAACAGGCTATCCTTGGGCTTGAGGTAATGCCCAGTATGCGGGCCTTGATGACATCTGGTCCTGCGTTTAACCGAGACAACACAGCAGGTTACAACTGCTCCTACCTGCCTGTAGACGACCCTAAGTCCTTCGATGAAGCTATGTTCATCCTGCTCTGTGGCACTGGTGTAGGGTTCTCTGTAGAGCGTCAGTTCATTAGTAAGTTGCCAGAGGTTCCAGAGGCTTTGTTTAAGAGTGCCACAACAGTTGTGGTAAAGGACAGCAAAGAGGGTTGGGCTAAGGCACTTCGCCAGATTATCGCCCTACTTTACTCCGGTGAGATTCCTAAGTGGGACGTGTCTGCTGTTCGCCCTGCTGGTGCAAAGCTCAAGACCTTTGGTGGTCGTGCATCAGGTCCAGCGCCATTGGTTGACTTGTTTAACTTTGTCGTCCGTGTCTTTGCAGAAGCTAAGGGGCGTAAGCTGTCTTCTATTGAGTGTCACGACATCATGTGTAAGATTGGTGAGGTTGTTGTCGTAGGAGGCGTTCGTCGCTCTGCTATGATCTCTCTCAGCAACTTGTCAGATGATCGTATGCGTCACGCTAAGAGTGGTTCATGGTGGGAGAACGACCCACAGCGGGCATTGGCTAACAACTCTGTAAGCTACACTGAGAAGCCTGACAGCCTGTCCTTTATGCGTGAGTGGATGGCTCTGGTAGAGAGTGGTTCAGGTGAGCGTGGTATCTTTAACCGTCAAGCATCTAAGAAGCAGGCAGCTAAGAATGGACGACGTGAGGTTTACAAGGGCGTTTCTCCTGGTGCTTTGGTCACATGGGTTGATGAGAATGGTAAACGTACGGGGCCACCAAAAGAAGAATGGGACTTTGGGACGAATCCTTGCTCCGAGATCATCTTGCGTCCGTATCAGTTCTGCAACTTGACTGAGGTTGTGGTTCGTGCTACAGACACTATCGAGAGTTTGGAGCGTAAGGTTCGTCTTGCAACTATCCTTGGGACAATTCAGTCAACCTACACGCACTTCCCCTACTTGCGTAAGATTTGGCAGAAGAACACAGAAGAAGAACGCTTGCTGGGTGTGTCCATTACTGGTATTATGGATAACCCACTTATGACGACAAAAAACAAAGGATTGGAGAGTACACTTGAGCACCTTAAGTCCATTGCTGTTGCTACTAATGCTGAGTGGTCTGAGCGCCTTGGCATCCCTGTTTCTGCTGCTATTACCTGTGTCAAGCCAAGTGGCACGGTCTCTCAGTTGGTTGACAGTGCATCTGGTATCCATGCTCGTCACAGCCCTTACTACATCCGTACTGTTCGTGGTGATGTTAAAGACCCTCTGACGCAGTTTATGAAGGATCAAGGTATCCCTAATGAACCAGATGTGTTTAAGCCTGATCAGACTGTTGTGTTTAGTTTCCCAGTAAAGGCCCCTAACAAGGCTGTCGTTACATCTGATCTTACAGCTATCGAACAGCTCGAGATGTGGCTGGCCTATCAGCGTCACTGGTGCGAACACAAGCCCTCTGTTACGATTAACGTGAAGAAAGATGAGTGGTTTGAGGTAGGTGCCTTTGTCTATACCCACTTCGATGAGATGTCAGGTGTGTCGTTCTTGCCATTCAGGGAGCATACATACCAGCAGGCACCTTATCAGGATTGCGACAAAGAGACTTATGAAGCCGCTCTTGCTCTGATGCCCAAGTCTATTGATTGGTCTAAGCTGTCAGAGTATGAGATTGAAGACAATACAGCAGGATCACAGACCTTTGCTTGTGTGGGTTCTTGTGAGATTGTAGACTTAACCTAACGGTACGAGTTTCTGGCCTACTGGAAGCCGGTGGGGGTTAACCCAGAAAGCACCTTAGCATGTGCATAAACTGCTAGAGAGGTATGCCACCCGAAAGGGCTTGTCCTGAATGTTTACAGGATATGTGGGTTGATCGCCACAGAGGCAAGATAGCGACGATGGGATAGCGCCGAATAGGTCCCCCCAGTGTATAGCCACACAGTCGTGAGCACCTGAGCATGTGTTGAAACTGTTCACTTACTTAACCAAAGGAGGCTGTTATGTTTACAGCACTTGCACTAATCTGTATGATGAATGGACCACCAGACTGTGTGGCTGTAAGCAGCAGGGTTATCTTCACTTCCCAAGAAGCCTGCGAGAAAGATATTGGGAGTGCCGTAGCCTTTGCAAACTCACAGGGACGCTATGTACAAAGGTATGAGTGTTTTAACTGGGGGCAGCCTGTATAACTAAAACCTTCCCTAGCTCAACTGGACAGAGCAAGAAACTTCTAATTTCTAGGTTGCAGGTTCGAGTCCTGCGGGGAGGACCAATAACTTCAATAAGGTTTAGAGAAAGGCCATTGTAATATGGACAATGAACCACCCAAGAAACAGTCTAGAACACGCCGTAAGACGACCTACAAGGGAGCATCACAGGCTAAGACATCTGGCATTGTCCCAAGAACACCTAAACAAGCTGAGTTCCTGAATGCACTAAAGGATAACCGACAAATCTTTGTGCTAGGTCCAGCAGGCACAGGTAAGACGTATATCACTGCGACATATGCTGCTGACCTGTACGTAACCAAACAGATTGATAAGATCGTCATTACACGACCTCATGTAGCTGTAGGGAAGGAGCTAGGGTTCCTCAAGGGTGACTTGACTGAGAAGACTATGCCTTGGGCCTTGCCTGTCCTAGACGTGCTAGAGAAGCACTTAGGTAAGGGTGCAGTGGAAACAGGCATCAAGAACGGCAATATAGAAATGGCTCCTCTAGCTCTTATGAGGGGTCGTTCCTTTGATGATGCCTTTATCATTGTCGATGAAACCCAGAACATCACGACACATGAGTTGAAGATGCTCTTGACAAGGGTGGGTGAGAACACTATTATTGTGCTTAATGGGGATGTGCAACAGAGTGACCTTAAAGAAGCTGATGGCCTAACCAAAGTCATTCACTTAGCCAAGAAGTATATGTTGCCTGTCCCTATCATTGAGTTTGGTGTAGAAGACATTGTTAGATCAGACATCACAGCTATGTGGGTAAAGACTTTTCTCAAGGAAGGGCTATAGGGTTTGGGTGCATACTACAACTACATCTTAGACAGGAACAAGAAGGAAAAACACCTTATGGATAGTGTAAACCATCCGGCACACTACGGTCAGGGTAAGATTGAGTGTATTGAATACATCGAAGACTTCTTGTCAGAAGATGAATACATTGGATACCTCCGTGGGAATATCGCTAAGTATATGCACCGCTGGCGTTATAAAGGGGGTCTAGAGGATGTCCGAAAGGCTATCTGGTATTCGACACGACTAGAGTTGTTCCTACTGAAGAAAGAGAAGGAAACATGGTAGAGGTATATTGGGCAGCACTTGCCATTCACCTTCTAGTCACACTCTACTTAATCTGGCGTGTGGATAGTTTACACAAGTTTCTTATGATGCAGATTGGCCTTAACCAGTCCCTGACAGACTTTGCTACAGCTACTGTCGAAGAGGCAGAAGGCTTGCAAGAGGACGTTATTGACCTACAAGATCAGATTGATGAAATAACAAAAACCCCCGCTACCAGCTAAGGTAACGAGGGCTAATGAATTAGAGCGTGGGTGTCCTTAGTTGGATGCCTGCGCTTTTTTATTTAGTGCGTATGAATAAGTTTGAGAACCAGTTACCAATTTGACTAGGTGAGGGTAACTGCCATAGGAATATGGACCACACTACAAGGGCTATGACTAACCAAGGGGGTGTTTCATTAACTGTGACTACATCTACCTTATCAGAAGCTACCCTAGTGGTGACTACTCTTTGATCAAGTTTCTCTACCTGAGAATCTGACACACTAGGTGAGATATTATTTGTCGTGCCAATCGTCTGGGAGTTTGTCTTGCCCACTTGAGTGTTGGCTGCTACGTTCGGTCCCCCGCCCGTTAGTATTCCCAATGCCCCGCTGCTGCAACTTACCGTAAGCGTCAATACCAAAGGCAGCAGCAGCAAACGTAAAGATCGGCCATACAAGGACTTCAATGATACTGACATCTTTTACCTCTACTATGTAGACCAACCAAATCAGTAAGGCTACCGCTAATTCTCTCTTGAATGTCTTACGGAGCATTATGGATTCCTTTCTAGGAACTCCCTGATACCTTTGATGTTCTCATCTATACGGGCCAACATGACAGCTTGGGTCTGTGCTACCAACTCTAGGTTACTGGTTCTTTCTTCCAACCTAGATAGGTTTTCTTTGTTGTTAGCGACATCATTGCTCAGTGCAGCTACAAACCAAATCAGTGCAACAGTCTGACACATAATTGCAAAGATGAATGAGATAGGGACGCTCTTGTTGAGGTGCCAAGGTTCTCTGCTCATGGGTAAGTCTTTCGGGAGAGTTCAAAGTGAGGGCCATCTGGAAAGCTCTTCCAATCACCACCCCAGACAATATCAATGTCTAGTTCTTCAGCAGCTTGCTTCATAGCTTCAGCGATAGGGTAGAAGCCTTCCCATTCCCATGAGATAGGCCAAGGTGCTAGGTCAACAGCATGACCAGTCAGATGTCGTGAGTTCATTGTAGTAGACTTACCAGCCTTAAACAATTCCCTCTGACGGTTAATGTTACGGACACCCTCAAGAACAGAGAAGTCCTGCTCAGTGATCTGGATAGCCCTTTTAACGACAGCAACAAGATCAGGGTGGACACCCGACAGCCTCTGTCTACTTCTTGTTCCTAACTCAAAGTTTTTGCTCATAAGGTGTCCCCCTGTCTAGTGTCTATATTACCAAGGTGTGCCAGTGACAGTGGCCGGAGCCTTCTGTGCTTCAATCTGTGTCGCAAGGTTGGCTTCTGTCTCTGCCTTGTCAACGGATGCCCAGACCCATGCCAGAACGTCAGCTTCAGTCAGTTCATCGTAAGGCTTGAAGTTGGCCGAAGTAGCGTCAGGTGTGAACCCAGCAGAGCCGTATGACCCAGCGGTATAGTCGCCGCCAGTTGCATCAAGACGCCAGTGGCACACGGTTACTCCGCCTGTGTCAGCTTGACGTTCCAGTTGCGAGACAGTCCAGTTGTAAGTTGTCATTGGTTATGCTCCTTTTGTGGGTTCAGTTATGATGCGGCCTTGGTCGTCTGTCCAGTTAGCACCAAGCATGTGTTCGTCGTGACGCTCGCCAATAACAAGCCAAGACACGGTGTCTGTGCAATCGGCGTCCTCTGCCTCAATCGTCAGGATGTTGCCGTTGACCTTGCCACGAACAGCGGTCCAGCCGTCCTCGTTGGTCGTGAAGCACTGCACATTTCCATTGAGGGCAACGAAAGTGCCTTCGGTCATCCGGCCAGATTCATCCAGATTGACGGTCGCCGTGCCATCCACAAGCGCCACTTTGCCACGATACAGGTTATCCGCCTGCGGGCCTTCGATGAAGCTGTGGACAAGGTGATGCGTATCAGGCTTGATCGGGTGGTCGATCTTAAATGACCCCGACCCTTTGGACAATGAGCCACTGATGGTGACATTCCCCGTAACCGACAGCTTCTCACTAGGCGAACTTGTCCCAATACCTACGTTGCCGCTGCTGTCGATGCGCATACGCTCTGCGTTAGATGTCTTAAACGCAAGCTGAGAAGTCCCTGCTTGGTTCCCAATAGTTGCTACCGCACCCGAAGTTTCAATAATAAAGTTTGCAGCCACCCCATCACGAAACTCAGCAAGTGTCCCTGCACCAGAAGCAACCACATCCAGAGGCGCACTAGGGCTGGATGTCCCAATACCTACATTGCCTGAAGTATCTACAACAAGCCTGTTTGTGCCGTTATCTCTGACTGCAAACCCGCCGTTGTTAGACACAAATGCCTGACCATCAACTTTCCCAAAGTATGCAGCATCATCATTCTCGTCTGTCGGAGTAATGTTGTTAGCGAAACGGGCAACACCGTTTGATACATCTAACTTTTCAGCAGGGCTGTTCGTCCCAATACCTACGTTGTTGGTTGATGAATTGACAAACAGCGTGTTGGTGTCCACGGTCAGGTTGCCAGAGAACGTGCCAGTGGTGCCAGAGAACCCGACAGTGCTTGTCAGTGCAGTGCTGGTCAGAAGCAACCGTTGCACACCAGCGGTAGAGACGCCAATCTGGTTAGCAGCAGGACGCGACAGACCAGTGTCTTGATCTAGGTTGAATGTAATTCCTGGGGATGCAGCAGAGCCATCGTCGAACTTACCCTCACCAGCTTCATCAGCGACAGTCTGGAAGTCAGAGATAAGGCTAGACACCTGAGACGCCAGAGTAGCGACCAGAGACTGCGTAGGGATGATCTTGTAGGTTTGCCCTGACTGCGTAGACCCAAGGTAAGGGTCAGCTAGTGTCAGGCTTGTGGCAGACACGATAGATTGGATTTCATACAGGTTGTCGTCAGGCCCGTAGAACGCCTCACCTATCTGCGCCCCTGCAATGAAGTTTGTGCCTGAACCAGTAACAGTTGTTGAGCCGTTTGTGACACTAACTGTGCCTGTGTCATACCATGCCATGTCGTAATCCTTCAAAAGGTTGTGTTTGTTTTATCATATGCTTGCCTCAAGATCAAACAAGACCGCCTTGGCTTGCGAAATAGTCCAAGGCATCGACAGCCCATGCAAAGTCATCGTCGTCTGGAAAGTATCTTTTTGACTCAATCGTTATTGTTTCCGCATCTTCAAAAACAATACTGTTGACCATGATGCCCTCTTGATCCCCATAGGCAGAAATAACTTTATCAAAGTCCATCATGTCACCTCGTATATCTTCCAGTTTGCGTTAAGGTTGGAGTAGCCAATCACCTTTTTGGTCCAAAACACTAAGCGCAATCTTAGAGTCTGGTTGCCACTCCATCTCGTCAATGGCAGGATTTCTCCAGTAAAGCCCCAGTAAATATCTGGCACATCACTTACATTTGCGTTTATATTTGCCGTGACCTCAACATTGCAAAGATAGGTTTTCTTAGCCCCCGCCCATGCAGAAATTGGAGTGTTGGTGCTTTCCACATAGTGTTCAAATGTCTCGCCAATGGTCGTCCTGCGAGTGATGCTTGCATTGGGGAATGAAACTTGACCACTATCGACCAGAAGCTGTCGTGATATTACTGGGCCATTGAACTCAGCGGACCCGTCTTTGAGGATGCGCCACCCTGTTGAGCCAGAGACATAATTTGTTGACTGGATTGTGTTGCCAATCTTAGCGTTCGTTATCGAACCATCAACAATCGCAGCGTTGTCGATAAACGCATCCCGAATGTAAGTGCCAGCAGGGTAAACGACACCACCAATGGTTCGGCTGGAAGTAAAGATAGTGAACGGATTGTCACCACCAGCCCCCGTAGAGTTAAACACGGCAAACTGGTCAGCACGAACATTAAAGGCAGACCCACCAGCCCCAGACAAAAGCTGGAAACCAGTGATGTTGCTATTGTTGTCAATCGTTACGCCATACTTGCCTTCGATACCATTTACAGAAGTAGCAACCTGATTGATTGTTGTGGTGTTGTTGCCCACGGTAGTTGACAGGCTGTTAATCTGTGATGCTTGAGCAGATATGTCACCTTCGTTGTCAGTCACTCTAGTGTTTAAGCCAGAGATAGCTGTAGCGTTTCCAGCAATGTCCCCTTCAGCAGAAGTCAGAGAGGAACTAAGCGTGTTGATCTCGGTCGCTTGTGCTGTGATTTCACCTTCAGCGTTAGTGACCCTAGTATCAAGGCTAGAGATGGCAGTAGCGTTAGCCGATGTCTCACCGTCAACAGTAGACAAGTCAGATTGCAGGCTGGTGATTGCCGTGGCTTGGGATGTGATTGTCCCTTCGGCAGACGTTACTCTGGTATCAAGACTGGAGATGGCTGTCGCATTGCCAGCGATGTCATTGTCCAAGTCCACGACAGTAGATTGTAGCTGCGTGATGTCAGAAGCCAAGGCACTGTCGGCAGTAGCCCTTGCGAGCTGCTCCGAAAGAATAGACGCCTCATTATCATCAATCTGTGCAGCAAGTTCTGTCGTCAGCGATGCAAAGGCTTCCCGCTGGTCGTTCACATCCGCAACCAGTTCCTGACGGGCAAAGGCCACATCCTGCGTGACATACTTCCTGTCGTTGTAACGACCAATAACCTCTTTCAAGGTCAAGTCGGCAAGGTCGTCCTGCTTGTCACTAATCCGTCTGACATCACTAACAGCCAAAGTAATGGTGGGGGCATCAAGCGTATTCAGGCTGATCTCTGCACTGCTAAGACGTGTCTCCACATCGTCAAGTTCTGTCTGTGCAGCTTTTAGCGCAATCTCACCCTGAGCAATGGTGATGTCACTGCGCAATGCCTCTACGCCAAGAACCCCATCGTTGACGTTATACAGGCTTCCTGTGCTGCTTAGAGTGATGGCCCCCTCAACAGCGTTCAGGTCGATCTCGACGGTATCTACACGCGCCTCAAGGTCATCCAGAGCAGCAAGAGTGGCTTCTGGTAGGGTAGCGGCAGCAATAGCGTCATTGACGTATGTGGTGCTTGCTTTGAGTGTCAGTTCGCCTTCAACAGCATCAAGATCAATCTCAACAGTGTTGACACGATCCTCTACAGCCGACAGACCCTGAATAGTCACGCTACCCGTTGTCGGATCGACAGTGATGCCAGCATCGTTGACACGGCTCTCAAGGGCCGAAGCATTAAGGGCCAGCGTCAGCGTGTCAGTGGCAAGCTGTGTTGTCGCGTCCTCTAGCTGTTGCTGTAGGTCAACCGTGATGTTGTAGTCAGAGATTAGAACCCTGTCGTCAACATCCGCCCGCAAGCCATCAAAGATCGTCGTAACGTCAGATGCGAAGTTGTCATACTCAATAACAGCAGGGCCAATGTCCCCCACCTCAATCTGTCGTGTAGTCGCATTGACGGGTCCGACAAAGCCGGATTTGTTACCAGAGAAGTCAACGGCCCTGATCCAGTAGTAACGCTGTGTTAGGGGTGCAAGGTTGCCTCTGTTGAACGTAGTCCCGAAGGCTGTAGCAATCTCGGTGGCAGCACCAAATGTGCTACTTTCAGATTCCCAAATCTCCGCATAGTTGAAGTCCCTGTCAGCAGGGTTGACCCACGACAGATCAATAAAACCAAGAACCCCTACGGCAGACAAAGAGGTAGGGTCGGCAGGGGCTGTATCATCGCCACCACCAGTGAAGGTGACGCTAGCGAAGTCCCCTCTGACGCCAGCAACAGTGACAGCCCTGACACGGAAGGCATACTCAACGCCATCAATCAGAGGCGATATCTCTAGGCTGTTCTCTGATGTTGTCGTGCTGGCATAATCACTATCTGCAACAGGCTTCCATTCAACGTCATAGTAATCGACGAAAGAGTTAGCAGCCGCTGTCCACGACAGAATAGCACTGTTAATGAAAGTGCCATCACCCTGAGTTCTACCGCCCCCTGAAGCTGTAAGCCCAAGGATAGTCAGACCAGCATTGAACACTGGCAGGTTGGTGTTATTGGTAATGATTGCTTCTTCTTCAGCGTCCCAATCAAAGGCAGCTTCAGATGTCTCACGCAAAGACAGGTTTACCCGCAAGTCACCAGCATCACCGTCAGCAGAAAAGCGCCAACCCAATACCTCAAACTCTTTATCAGTCCACCCATAGCGAGGGTTAGTCAGAGCAATGATGTCGCCTACCTGAACATTGAAGGCTTCCATGCTGAAGTCAGCGTTAAATGCCATCTGCTCACGACCACGGAACAGGGTCAGCTTGGCAAGACGTTGGGCCATAGCAGAAGATGTCGTCAGTGGCAGTTCAAGGTCAAGAGCGTTCTCAAGCCCATTGTCTTCAGTGATGAACGCATCACTACGCCGTTCTGGGTAGTCTGACGTGATGTAGCGTTGTTCTGCATCATTGAACTTACCACGGACAATGTTGAAGTTATCACGGCGGCTAGTTCTTGTAGACAGAGAGATAGGGCCACGCAGGTCATCCAGCGTGAATGTCTTTACTGGTGCAGTGTAATAGCCCGCACGAAGTTGCCACTTGCCCTGTCCCCAGAACAACGTGCCAGCACAACTTGTCATCATGCTTTGTAGGATGTCACCTGTAGCAAGGCTAGATGAGATAACGCCATTCATCTCATAGCGTTTCTCTGTGCCACCACCTACTTTGCTGACAGTCTCATCACACACGTTAGCAGCAACACTGAATACAGTTTCGTCAGTTGACCCTACATCCGCCAGACCATAATCAGTAACAAGGTAATCACGGATACATAGTGCAGCATTAGCAGAATAGGCTGTTGTCGATGTGCGAGGGTCCTCAACCTTCTTGCCCTTTACCTTTGCAGTAAAGAGTGGGATACCGTTGGCGAACACGTCTTGGTCGTATTCCATACGGACGTAAAGGTAGGCAATACCCCGACCGATGAAGTTTGCCGCAGCAGGCGGATTACCATCCCTAGACTCATTTAGGATTACCGATTCATTGATAAGGTCAGCGGGAGGTGTGATTTGGCTACCGTCAAACTTCTGGATGCGGATTTTTGTTGTAATTGAACCGGACTGGCCAGACCAAGGACCGGAAGTGACAAATCCTGAACTATTAAGCGTAACTACTTCATCGTTGATGTAAATGTCGCCAATAGACTCAAGTTCATGGCCCGCAAGCACAATGATCTGATGCAAGAACTTATTGTTCTCACCAGTTGACTCAAGGTAGGTAACGACACCACCTTTACGGACCTCACCATATACATACTCATGTGGTGCGGCTGGGTCCCTTGCGTTAGTGAGAAGACCCTGTGTGCCAACACCGCTAGGTGGCTTAGGTGCTAATGCTGACAGCGCCCAAGACGTGACCGCGCTGATGGCGAGAGTTGCACCAACACTAAACAACACTGCACCAGCAGTGCTAAACCCAAGCGTACTTACAGCATAACTGAAAAGGGTAATAGGACCACGAGGCGCACGGTCCCAGTCATTGTGGCGCATTACGTTAAAAGGTGTATTGTTCATGCGCGGACCCAAGCCTTATCAATAAGTTCTATCGGTAGATATAGTAGACCCTGCTTAGACAGGAAAACAGCAGACGTACCAACACTAATTCCCATAGCGACACCAATCACCCATCTCTGACTATGGGTTGTCGTTACAAGCGCACCCCTTGGCGGAACATACTCTATTCGTGTCAGCCTGTCATCAACAGCAGCATCAAATGTAGTGTAGCCAAAGGTCTTGCGTAGGTCGTTCTTACGGCTAATAGGAGAGCCGTCAGGCCCCATGTAGCGTCCTAGCAGGTCATCCCCCCAACCCTCACCATACATGGCCCTGAAGGCGCTGTTAGTGAACGTCAGGCAGTCATGTTGGCCCCACTTGAACGGCTCATGGGAAACAGACTTGAGGTATGTGTTTAGGCGCTCTTGCGTCCCCATATTACTTCCTTGTCTTGTAGGTCGGATACAAAGGAAAAGAATGTGTCACCAGAGTATCGGGATTGTTGGCTCTCGTGGGTGTATCTACGCTCCTTAGCGCGTTCAAGCTGCACAAGTTTACTCTCAACTGTCAGGGTGATGATGGAACTGTCACCACTATCCTCAATGTCCATAGTGTCCATGAAGCCACCAAAGACCTCAATAACATCTGTAACATCAGTGACACCAAACAGGATACGACAAGCACGGTTCTGATAGGGTTCTTGTAGTGCCAACGACACCAATTCAGTAGGGACACCACTCAAGCTGATAGTAGCACTCTTAGCGGACAGATCACTTACTTCCTCAAGCCCACTGATACCAATCAAGCTACCAGCACCAAGGTAAGAGTTACCTTCAATGGTTCTGTCGCCATACCCAGTCCAGAAACGAACAGGGGCAGTATCAAAGTCAAACTCTACAGCGTAGAAAGGTGCTACGTTAGTCTGACCAAGTGCTGTAAGTAATGCAGAGGGGATTGTGCGGCTCATAGTGCCTCCATAGCGTCAAACTGAATACCATAAGCACTGGATTCGTTGATTGACCATGACTGTGTGTTGTTAGCTAACCTGAACAGGCCCTTAGTATTAGTTAGTGTGGCACTGACAGACGACCTAGCCTTACGGAGTGCGGGCCAAACCTCAAGGGTTCCATTACCACTCTGGTCAACAAGAACCTTATGTAAGGTGGCGTCAGCACCTGTGCCTAGTTGGATATAGTCACCAGCAAGAAGTGTTCCCAACATGGTAACTGTCAGACTAGAACTACCAGAAGCACCAGTAATAGTAGCTGATGTAGCTGTTCCTCTTGGTGTCGTATTGTTAGGGTCCCCCAACAGGAATGTGCCTGTCTGACCACGAAGAGCCAATAGGAGGGAGACCCAAGGTTCAGCAAGGTCTTTACGAACAGGTGGGATAGTGACGGATGCAGACCACATCTGACCAGCGTAGGTATGAACCTGCTGACTAAATGTGAAAGGTGAACGACTAATAGCTACTGCGTTAGTTGCAGATAACTCAATAGTCGCAATACCTATAGATGTTGGTGTGTTTAGCGGGTATGTAATCGCCATTAGCTAAACGCCCTTCCGTATGATCCACCTCGACGCTTGGCGTCTACTACAGCGGCTTTTGTTGCTTCTGCTATCTGTGGGATTTGTTGACGAACGATACGCTTTACACTGTCGTCACCGTTAGCTGAGATGTTGAAGTTCTGCACGATACTCACAGTACCGCCACCATTACCTTCCATCTGGACACCTAGTTTACCATCCTTACCACGCTTGAGTGGCATGATAGCTTCTGGACCAGCTTCACCCATTAGGCCAGTCTTACCACCCGCCATAGGGAAGTAAGTGGGTCCACCAACAACACCACCATTGGCATAGGCTTTGATCTGAGAGCCACCCTGCCATGCACCACCGTTAGCTTGGGCGGTAATTACAGAAGGGCTAATGAAACTCCTAATAGAATTTACCATCTTTTCAACGACAAGGATTTGGAACAGTTGCTTGATGATAGCCCTCGCCATGTCCTTGAAGGCTTCTTTAGCAGTCTTAGTACCATCAACAATAGACATGAAGGCACTACCGAAGTTATCCGCAATGACACTAGCGACCTCTTCTTGCTGGGCTCTAGCTTCCTCAAGAACACGCTGGCGTTCTTTGTCAGCTTCAATCTGAGCCAAAGTACCACGAAGTTCAGCCTCTTGTGTAGCCCCAAAGACTTCACCGTACTTCTGTCGTGCCTTGATGACCTCTTCTTCGGTATTACGCTTTTCTCCAAAGATACCTACGAGTTGGTTCTCTAGGTAAGCCTGTTCTTGAAGTTTTTCGAGATACTCTTGAAGCTCTTCAGCGGGAGATTTCTTGGAAGAGCCACCGCCAGCGGATTTTTTCTTAGGCTTAAGCCCCATTCCCAAAAGGGCATCTGGAGATACTCCCATAGCAAGGAGTTCCTCATACGACTGCTTTGGCTTCATAGGAGAGGGTGTCAGGCTCTGCCCCATAACAGTCTCTTCACCAGCAAACCTGATGGAGTAGAACAATGTCCTGCTTTTAAAGACGGAGTCAAGGGTAGCTGCTGTAGCTGCTAAGTCGGCGTTAAAAATGGCGAGGGCCTCTTGCCTTGCCTTGTCTGCCATCTGTTCGCCCAACATTCTTTCGTCTTCAGCCATGCTGGCGGCTCTTTTTGCGTCAGTGACTTTCTTTTCACTAGCTGCACGTTCTGCTGCTTTTAGAGCATCGTACTCAGCCCTTTTATCTGCGTGAGATTTAGCATCCTCTTGTAACTGGAAAAGGACCACACGATTTTCTTTCAGTTCCTTAGAAAGGCGAAGTCTGGTCCTTTGACTGTCTGTCGCAGCCATATCATCTCTAATTCGCTGGTCTTCCTTACGAGCAACCAATAACTCTTGTAGTACCCTAACCTCTTCTTCTGAGTCTACCCCAAACTTGAGCATATCAATTTTTGTTTGGTAGTCCGCTGTAGCCTCATTTAAAGCCTTTTGCGCATCCGCAAGAGACATGATTTTACCTTTAGCGTCCTCCGCTTCTGAGCCAAGGGCTTGAAACGCCAAAGCCAGAGAGGAACCTGCCGCAATACCAAGGCCGATCATTGCCCCCCACGGGCCTGCGAAGAATCCAGCTAGTTGGGATGCTTGCTGAGAGAAGGCAATCAGGGGGTTTGTGCCGCCTTGAACTTGAACGATAAAGTCTTGAACCTGATAACCCGCTTGCTGGAAGGCAATTTCATTACGGCGTACAGCCTTACCAGAGACGTTCATCCCTGTAGCAAGTTGATCTACAGCGCTACCACCTTTTCTCAAAACTCCATTGAGTTGGTCAATCTGTTTGTCAAGTTGTTGTACAGCCTTTGCATAGGCTTGAGCGGAGAGACGACCTTTGTTTTGCAGTTTATCTAGTCTAGCATACTCTTTGGTAAGCTCTTCAACCCGTCTCTCAAGAATCTCGTGGTTCTTAATGCTTTTTAGTATGTCGGTATCGTCAACCCCAATCACAAACTTTACGTCATCAGCCATTCGCTATCCCCATATAAACTGTATCAAGACGCTTAATTGCTACTACCTCCCAAGAGGAAACAGGCGTCTCAGTCAGTTCTTTCCATGCTTTGATTTGTTCGTATGTTATCGGGTTGGGGCCAGAAAAGCCTTGTGTTCTGCTGTTGCTTAAAGTAATAAAGGCAGACCAGACATGAGCTAAAGACTGAGGAAATACTGTCGGGGGTTCCAGTGCTTCAGGTCTACGTCCGATCTGCCTTTCTACTTGTTCAAGATGTTCTCGTTCTGTTGTGCCATTCTTGTCAGGTTTGTTAAGGTTGAACTGGTGTTCAGCCCAATCACACAACTGAGAAGTTAGGCTTTCGTAAAATCCAGAGAGTCAGCAAGCGCCTCCTCAATCTGATCCTTAATCCAGAACACTTCGTTGTATAGTTCTTTAGCCTTAGCGACAGTAAGTTGGGGCTTCTCACCACCGTATGTGATGTTCCACTCAGCAGTAATCTTAGAGAGGAGCGTTAGTCCAGCCTCTTCCATATCCTGCGCTGTGATCTCCTGCTTCTTACCACTCTGCATAGCCTTGAGACGCTTGTTAGTCTGTTCGTGCATTGCAGCTTTATGCTCTTTAGCATGGCTTGCGTACACTGTAACGGTCATATCAGACTTGTCGTCGTTCTTAAGAGTGTCGCCAGTGTTAGGGTGTACTAGGGTAACTTCTACAGTGTCGCTTGTAGGCTTGAGGTTCATTAAATCCATGTCGAGTTTCCTTATCGGGGGGGTTATTGTCGGGTTGTGTTAATGTGGAGACCCCCGACCCGACTCAGGAGCCTCCACGTACCTAGCTAGGTATTCGTTATGCTGGGCGTGTGATCTTCAGGTTAGTGCCTTCTGTCGCATCATACAGAGCAACAAAGGACATAGAGATCATACGGCTAGTTGGGCCATCGACACCAACATCAGCAGAGTTAATCTTGACTTTAGGGAACAAGAAGGTATAAGCGTTACCACCTGTAGGGTCGTCTACAGATACCTCAATCTCAGTCTCAGTCTCGTTGAGGAAACGGTTGATGAGAGAAGCGTCTTCAAAGTAAGCTGTCAGTGTACCTTCTACTTCGGCACGACCATACTCAAGGGAAGGCGCACTATCGTCACCAATCACAAAGGTAGGGGCGAAGGAGTTAGTCAGCGTGAAGTCCAAGCCAGTTACGATAGCTACAGCAGAAGATCCGCCTACGTTACCGAT